CGATCTCGGGTAAAGCGGGGGTTGGTAAATATGAGGACGGTTTAGTCCTCCTCACTCTCCGTGAGCTCCTCGGGCTCCCCGGCCTCGTCCTCGGCCAGGGTTAACGCTTGGGCTCGGGCCAGGCACCGCTGATACACGTGCGCCGCGGCCGCCACCGCCTTGGCGGTAGCCGCGTCGTGGGCCTCCTGTTCCACGCCCTCTGGCGGAGTGAGCGGAACCTTTGCCGGTTCCGGCACCACCGCCAGTGGTAGGTTCAGGTACGCCCGCACGGTGGGCTTCATCATGAGTGCGGCCGTCGCGTTTTCCAGGGTGGTCGCCGCCTTTTGGAGGCAGGCCAGGTGTGCGTCCAGGTCCCGCACCACCGTTGGGTTCGTCGGTGGTGGGGCCCTGGTGATCGCCACCCGTAGGGCGGCCACCCGGACCACGGCTTGACGTGGTGCCAGTTCCAGTTGGTTTAGGAGTCTGGATGTCATCTTTGCTAGTGGTTGTACTACGAGGGTCCACCTCGGGAAGCGGCTGGCTATCCGCACCGAGGGTCCCGGAGTATGGGACCGGCTCGGCTTCCCTGTTAAGGGTCAGTCCCGACCAAGGAGTTCCGGTGGAGAGCGAGGTGGCAAACTCGCGCAGCTGCTCGACCGTGAATCCGGTCCTTGCGGCCGTGCAGTGCCAAAGGCTCTCAACGTCCTTCTCGTCTTGGGGCCATGTGCCTCCCTCCGTGAGCCAGTAGGGCTTTTCAGCCCCCCTGCACGCACGAGTGTTACGCCGCCCGTCCTTATCGGCTTCTTCCTTGTAGGAGCGCTCCACCATGGCAGCAAAGTCCGAGGTGATGGGGGACAGAGCATCTGTCACCAGATACCCTTGGACCCGATCAACCGCGGCTGAGGCCAATGGGACTGAAGCCACTCTGGAGGTCAAGTGAAGCTTCCTCCACGTGCGCAGTGGATCCTGCATACTCGTGGTGGACGTGTGGGGCGTTGGGAAGACCCTAGCTAGGAATGTAATCCCTCTTGAGGCGTCGTGGGTCTCCACTTTGAGCCGCATACCCAGGGCCTTAGCCACGGCGTTCCAACCTGTTTTGTACTGCTTGCAGAAGAGGCTGTCGTCGCCGAAAGCCAGGCCCACCTGCAGGAACGCCTCGTCGGGGGTGAGTTCCGTGTTGGTGCGCCGTACTGCTGCGTACATTATGAAACAGTTTAGTACCGTGTTTAGGTCGCA